CTTTGGCTTCTCCTGCGAGTTTGCAATCTTACCGAAGGACTTATTGATCTCTTCTGGATCTAATTTGCCGTCAGCTAGGTAAGAACGGGATAGCTCCTGTGACACGTCGATTACTCCGGCGAATGCAGCCATAGCGATTGCCTGGCTAACTTCTAGACCGATAGCAGCTCCACCAACAAAGATTCCAGTCACCTTCAGGATGATGACCGCGAGAGTTCTTCTAGCGATGTCTAGCCACATGATTAGCTCACCTTCAATACTTGACCAATGGCAATCTTGTTCTTTTCCTTGATTCCATTCAGGGCAACTAGAGCTGCGACTGTAGTTCCGTTAGCCTTAGCAATCTTGGTTAGGTTGTCACCTTTGACTACGGTGTAAGTCTTTGATGAAGCTTTAGGTTTTGCAGGAGCTTTAGCCTTGACTGGCTTAGGTGCAGCAACCGGAGCTGGTGCAGGTGAGCTGGTTAGGAATGTCTCGAAGTCTAGGTTTCCGACACCCATGCTTGAAGTTCCTCCCTTGCGGAATGATAAGTGCAGGTGAGCTCCGTAGCCAGTTTCCGAACCTAGACCTGATCCACCGGATAGACCGATAACTTGTCCTTGCTTTACTTCTTGACCAACTGCAACATCAATTCGGGATAGGTGTAGGTAGTCCGCGTTGTATCCTCCAGGGAAGCTTTGGAAGATCATGCGACCTCCGGCTCCATGAAAGGTTGCTACGATCCCGGTAATAGTTCCGTCAGCAATAGCCTTGACCGGAGTTCCAGTTGCTACCGCGTAATCGGTTCCTGGGTTCCTCGAAGTAGGGTTGCGGTCTTTGTGAGACTGAAAGCTCGCACTAATCTTGCCTTCTACTGATCTAATCCATGACATTTAGAATGCTCCAATCGATGTTGTTAGTAAGCCAATCATTGACAGAATGGCAGCTCCGAGTCCTGCGTAAGCAATCCGTTCAATCCAGAATAGCCGGGCTAATGTTAGCTCGACTTCTCTAAGACGGTCTGGAACGTCATCCAGATGATCTAGCTTTTGGAGAACCTTTGTTAGTATCTCGCTGTGTTCGAGTTGCTTCTTGTAGATGTCAGCTTGCGTAATGCGGACTGATGTTGATTCGTCCGCCATGTTATAGAGCCGCGATCTCTTCTTCTGTCAGACCTAGTGCAGCTAACTTAGCAAGTGCGGAAGCCTTAGCATCTGCCTTTGTCTGTTCCTCTAAAAGTAAAGCTTCATTAGCTCTTACAAGTTCACTATGTTCAGCTAGTTCATCTTTAGTTAGTTCTCTAATTGTTTCAATACCAGTTAGACCATCAAACTCTACAAGTGTTAATTTTTCTGTCATTACGACCTTCTTCCATAAATTGAGACATAACCAGTCATGTTTGAGCCACCAAAAAATCTAATTCCATTAAAAGAAGCGTTGTTGTAAAACTCTCCAGCACCTATTTCCATTCTTGATGGAGCAGTAGAGTCCATGCCCGTTGCGGTAATTTGAGTTCTATCAACTGTAACTGGATTAAAAATTGACCCATGCCAAGCCCCAGGAGTTGTTCTAGTTGTAAACAGTGACCAGTTAGTATCACCGTGTCCTCTGTCAATTACCGAACCAGTTCCAGCAAAAGTTGCTCTTTGTGAGGTGTAATTAGATAGTGAGTTATCAGAAGAACCTAATCTGCCTCTAATTGAAATTTGGTTAGCGGTAACCGAAGAAGCTGTGAAGTAGTAATCGTAAACTCTGAATTCGGAAGTAAAGATGTTATCTAAAGCAACAGAAGTAGTGCTAGTAAATGTCGAAGTTGCAACAAGGGTTGAACCAAAAGGTGAAACCCATGAACTGCCGTTGAACGATTCGTAGCGATTGACGTCTTCGAGCCACGATAACATGCCTTCTACTGGAGCAGTGATTGCTGCGGTTCGAGCTGCTGCGTTTGAAAAAACCATTACCGATTGACGCATCAAATTTTCGTTGATCTCACTCGCTTGGAGTGTGCTGCCGTTTGTAAATACTTTGTAAGCCACTAGGCTTCCTTCCATAGTTCGAGGGTTGTAAACCAATTATCTACATCGATGCGATGAGAGACCTTTATTATAGTGTAGAATCCCACGATGTTCAGCTGGTCTCTAGTATAGCTTACGCCTACCGTCATTCCTGGTGTAAACACCGCTGCATCCGTGAGGGTTCCAAGTCGGTCAATCGTTGGAGTCTGAACCATGTTTACCTGGTTGGCTGACTTGTGATTGAATACCCGGTCTGCCCAGTTGTTTAGCTGGGCAAGAGTTGTTGTGTTGATTGATATGTCAATAGCTGCTTCGCCGTATAGATCAATAGAGTCCTGATCCTTGCGAACGGTAAAGATTGCTGGGTCGGAAGTCAAAGACACGGTTAGGGAGTTATAGACGGCATCAGCGTCAGAGAAGACGTTTATCTCGCTCATGCATAGATGGTATGGCTCACCGTGGTTGTTGCCGATTACGTAAGTCGTTGGAGTTCCAGCTTGGACTCCGGTGCGGTGAATTACCACTAGCTCTTCGGTGTCCTGATCTAGCCAAACCAAACCATTACCAACGGTTAGAGCGTCGTTCACTACAGAGCTTACCTGCACGTTAGTTTCGTTTACTACTGGAATCTGACCGCCTACGTGAACGGAGTAAGGCGATAGTCCTAGACCGGAGTAGATACCGACTAGCTCCCAGACTTCATCTACGTGAATGTGAGTTCCGAATGATGTTGTATCCCAAACTGCGAACCGAGAGTTTACTAAGGACTTGTAAGCATCGAAGCCCACTATCTGAATTAGGTTAAGACCATCAGGAAAGTAAGTAACATCGATGGTGTCAATAAAGCCCTGGAAGAGAATGCGATCTAGCTCGTCATCCTCTAGCCGAACTCGGAACTTAGTTGCAGCTCTAATGTTCTTGTTTACCGTTGGATCTAAGTCATAGCTCTGAAGAGTTAAGTTAGCGGTTGCTGGTTCTGGTTGGAAGTTGATTGAGTCTTGTAATGATCCACCGACGGAGATGTTTGCTCTGGATACGGTGCAGGAGACTTCTTGCCACTTTAGACCGGAGCTTGGAGCTAGAACATCGTTTCCACCTAGTAGCGATACTCCAAGAATAAACTCTCCAAAGCCACCTAGAACATCGGTTCCACCTAGCTCGCTAATACCGAGAATGAAGGTGTTACCTTCTGCGTCGGGAACTAAGAACTCGACCTTTAGGTTCTCATCGATGGCAAAGTTAGGAATCATCGTGCGTTTCTGATTAGGTTAGTTCCGCTTGCTCTGTTAGCTCTGTTGATTGCGTCAGCTATCTCTTTAGCTGTTGCGTCAGTTCTAACGCTGATGTTGTTATTGATCACCGGGGCTGGTGCTTGAAAAGCGTTGCCGAATAGTCTTCCGGTGTCTTCATACCTTGTGCCACCAGTCATAATTTCAGCTGCTTGACCAACGACTTGACCTTGCTGGAATCCACCTAATGCGGCTCCTGCTCCAGCGGTTCCCAGAGTTGCTACAGTTCCGGCTCCAACTAGACCAACTGCGGTTGCGATACCTGCCGCGGTCTTGAACCCATTGACTGCTGCGGTTGCGATGTTCCAGGCTGCGGTTACTCCACCGATAGCGGCAACCATAGGCAATAGCCAATCTTTGTTATCAATTACCCATTTAGCCATGGCTGTCAGTTCTTCGATGATCTCGACAATTCCATCCACTACGGCTTCCAAGGTTTCCTGACCTTTAGGACTAGCTAACCATTCAGAGAAGTCGTTTAGTAGTGGAAGCAACGCCATACCGATTTGTTCTTGTAGTTCTCCAAAGATGATGTTGATTCTTTGGTATGGGTCAGTATCGGCTGCGGCTTCTGCTGCACCCTTGAAAGTCTTCTCTAATTCAGCTAGTGGGTCTTCAGCTCCACGAAGCGAAGGGATGAGCTTTAGAAGTGCGGTGTCTTGACCTGCCAGGGACTTAGCCATCGCCTGAGTAACTGAGTCTAGATCTTTACCGGTTCCAGCTGAAGCATCGAGGGCTACCTGGAGAAGCTGGCTTGACTTAGTTACGTCACCAGTCGCGATGAATAGCTTCTGGAATGCAGGTCTTAGAACATCGTCAGCAACGGCAGACTGAATCTGCATCCGCTTGATGTGCTCTTCGGCTTCTTTGACCGTTCCAGCGGTTGCCTTGCCTGTGTTCTGCATAGCAAGTGCCAGGATGTCCATTGACTTGACATCTTCGATTGCAGCCTTAGAAGCTTGCTCAAACTCGTTCTTGATTGCACCTAGAGAGAATCCAACACCGATGGCTCCAAGGGCTGTAATCATTCCCTTAGAGATTGACGAAGCGGTCTTGTTTAGACCAGCAAGGTTTCCCTCTGCACCCTTAGTTGCAGCGGTGAGCTTCTTGAACTCTCCGAGAATCTCAACGTTGAGGGCTAAAGTTCCTGCCATGCTAATTCCTTTGTGCGGTCTTGATAAACGCTAAATACTCGCCCATCGTGAGAGCTTTGTATTCCGACGGACTGATGTTGAACGCCCGGCAGAACTCCGCCATTCTTTTAGCGGATTGCTCTCTTATTCTTTTTTTGTTTCGTCACCCTTGATCATTACAAGGGCTTCTTTCAAGCTTACTTTTTTAGCATCTTCCATCTTGTAGTTCGGGTTATCCCTTTTGAGGACTACCCAAACGAAGGCTGCTAGGGCTTTGCCTTTAGGCTTGCCATCTGCGAATGCCTGGTCGATGCCTGTGTTTGTTAGGTTCTCGATTAGTTCTACTTCTTCGAGAGTCAGGCTCTCAAAATCAAACTTGTTCATTCTGTGTCTCCTATGGTTTAGTTGAATTGTCTTTTAGTAACTTTTCTAGACTACCAAAGAATGCTTCGTAAACTTCTTTTCTCTTACGTCTAATTGCAACTGTAAAGAACGGGTTGGGTCTGATGTTCTTTTTTACAAAGTTGTTCTTATCGTAAGTCCAACCGAAGTGAATTGGGTTAGCGTATGGAACTCGAGTATTGTTACCTGCACTAACGACAACTTTTCTAGCTATTCTTTTAGCTTTGATAGTTTCGCGTAAGTCACCAGACCTAACGGGTGCTAAGGAGCGACCTTCCTGAGCGACAATGTCTCCAGCTCTTTGAGAAGCTTCTCCAATAGTAGAAGAAGGAACCCCAATAGTTCTGAGGGCTTTGACGGCTGCATTCAGACCGCTTACCTTAACACCTTCAGCCATGACTAGGCTGCTGTTACGATCTCTACTCCGAAGTATTTGTTCGTAGCTGGGTCGTGAGGAGTGTTCTTCACGCGAAGGGTTACAGAGAACAGAGCTGTCTCGTTGCTGTTTAGGCTTAGAGGAGGTAGCTCGTTGAATACTGCAACTCCCTCGTAGTGAGGAGCGTCAGCGGTTGGAGTAGTGTTTCCGTTAGGAGCAATTACGAAGGCAACCTCGGTTCCGAAGTTATCCCATAGAACGCGGTAGAGGCTAGTGTCTTCTCCAGAGGTAATACCGTCTAGCTGAAGTGCCCATTCTCCACCAACGCGAACCTCGCAGAAGGTCTGAACATCGCCAGGTGCGTCACCTAGGGTCAGCTCAACCATGTTTGCGTCGCAAGCGTAATCGGTTGCACCGATCTTGAAGATAATGTTTTGTGCTTTGATTCTTGTTGAAGCAGCCATTTAGCTAACTCCCTTTCTAAAGTGTGATGTCTAGCTGAACAAAGATGTTCGTTGCTAGATACTCGGCGTTGTTTGCTTGTAGATTGTAAGGCTGGTTTACCGAAGTTATCCGAACGTAAGTCAATGGTTCGATTGCGTTCAGAACGTCTTCGATTAGCTGATCTAGGTTCTCGGTTGCCTTCTTGTTAGTCGCGGTAGAAGCTACCAAGACTAACTCAAGTCCTAGAATCCACTCACCAAACTGTGCGGTTTGCAAGTAAGGCTGAGCAGAGTTCATTAGAACGATTGGAGGAGTAACTCGCTCTGGGATGTATTCCAGAACGTTCAATCCAGCTTCTGTTAGTTCAAGCTTGAACTCGACCTTAGAAGCGTTGATCTCGCTCATACTGCATAACCGACGTATCTCTGAAGCAACGGATAAACCGCGTTCATCGGATCCTTGGCAACTCTGATGGGTGCACCATCGAAGCTTGCGAATTGAGCGACTCCGTTAGGAGCGGAACGACGGTGGAAGAGCTCCGAGCTTGCAATTAGAATCGCCTGATCTTGAAGCGATACCGGAACGGTGTCAACTTCTCCAATGTAGGTCGAAACTAATGCAGAACCAGCGGTAAGACATTCTTGAGGGAATGTAGTCTCGTCGGTTCCGACATAAGCCTGGAACTCTTCCAACGTCACAGCCATTTATAGACCTATTACGCTACTACGTCTAGCTCAACGATTGCAGCTGGGAATGGCACAGTGATTGCCATGTAGCCGTAAACGGAGATGCTGTCGGTTAGGGTCGTGATGTCATCGGCGGTCAAGCGAACAGGAGCACCTGGAGACTCTAGAGTCTGTAGAGCACGGCTGTTAGCAACATATGCCTTTGTAGCAGTCATAGCTGGGTCCACGATGATTGGAAGACCCATGATTTGACCGGATAGTCCTGGAACGTTAGCGGAACCTAGGTTGTTTACACCAGCTCCGTCCACTAGAACTACTGGACGTCCATCTTCACCCTGAACCGATAGAAGGAACTTGAATGCAGTAGTTCCAACTACGATTGCCTCTGGACGTAGTCCGGAGTTCTTGAAGATGTAAGTAGAAGCGTCGGTTAGACCTGCGATAAGTGCAGCTGAAGTTCCAGCTGATACATCGAAGACCTTGCCTGTGTAGCTTAGACCCTGAACCTTAGCAACAAGAGCTGCGTTGGTTGCGTTAGCGTAAGCGATTGACAAGCCCTGTAGAGCGGTGTCTAGGTAGTTTACGGATGAACGCTGGATGGTCTGCTTGCTCATTGAGGTGTATCCGCCGTAAGTGATTACGTCAGCTGATACGGAGTCAATGGTCAAGTTACCGAATGATAGCTCTTCGTTCTCTGGGTCCTGAACGCCTACTGCCAAAGTGTTAGCAGATACCTGAGCGAACTCTACGGTCAAGCCGTTAGCTGGAAGTGCAGCACGGGAGAAGACAGATAGAGCTGGACGGTTGGTGTCGATCAAGTTGTTGATGAAGCCCAAGAAGCCTGGTAGGGCTACGGTGTCAGCGGAAGTTGAAGCGTCACGGGCTAGAGCCTTAGCGTCCTCATCTCCGGTAACTAGAGCTTTTGCGAACTCGCCTTGTGAGCGGAACTTGTGTGTTGCTGGTGCTGCGGTTGCGACGGTCTGTCCTGCTTCGATAACGCGACGCAATTCTGCGACCTCGTCCTGAACGGAGCGAACGTCAAGTTCAATGTTTTCCATTGTTTCACTTTCTGTTTCGTTAGGAGTCTCAGTAATCTCTTCAGCTTCTTCAGCTTGGATTTCACTTCTGACTTCGGTTATTTTTGCCCCTTCAAAGGCAGGGAAGGGAATTATACTGACTTCTTTTAAGTCGACTAACTCCCTAACTATCGTTTGACCTTCCTTCCGGTCTTTGACCGGGAAGAATCCAACCGAGAATCGATTCAGGACATCGTCCTTTAGTAATGTGTAAACTTCGTTTCCGCGTGGAGTATCCGAGATACGTGCAACAATCTCGAATCCTGCATCGGTGTCGCGTCCTTCGAGGACTTTACCGATTGGTTCTTCGTGACCATAGAACAACTTGACATCCTCGATGCTCTGGATAGCTCCAGCCTCAAAGCGTTCTTTTAGGTTTCCAGTTAGGTCAATTTCCTGACCGTAAGGAACGGCTAGACCAACGACGGTTCTCTCTTCGGTCTCATCTAAACGAGCTTGGAACTCGCGTGTAATCATCTCAGACATCTAGTCCTTCTTTCGTTCTGACTTCTTCCGCGGTCAGGATACCTGCTGCGATAGCTGTCTGGTAGTAGTTGTAACGTGCAGCAACATCTGCCTTGAATAGGTGCTCAAAGTCGAACTCGACTCGGGTTCCTCGAGGAAGGCAGTTGCTAAGTGCGTCAGTAATTGCATCGGTGTAAGCCATAAGTGTGTGACGGAAGAACACCTGGTTCTCGTCCTGCAAGTTTGTGTAAGTATCGGATGATCCTGGAACCGAAGTAATTAGCAACCTTGGAGGGATACCGAATAGCCTGGCGATTGCCTGAGTCTGCTGATCCTGAACTTCGGTGAATAGTGCGTCCCGAGGTGAAAGAGCAATCTGCTGGTAGTCGAAGCCATTAGCTAGAACTGCAACTTGACGATTCTGCTGTTTGTTATGCCAGTTGTTAGTTACTTCATCGGCTTCAGCCTTGTTCAGCATCTGGTTAGTCTTTAGAACTCCAGTTGGAACTCCTGCTGCGGTGAACCAGTTGAGAGCGTAGTCGCGTAGATCGAGAGCTGCCGAGATGTCTTTGTAGCAGGAAGCGATTGGGCTGATTCCAAGTAGGTTACCGGACTGACTAAATACTCTTAGGTGCTCAATTTCTCGTTTTGTGTAACGCTTGCCCATGTAGTCATAAACAACTGTTGAGTAGTCGATTGTGCCGTCTACCATCTTTGGGTATGAAGGCATTACCGATGCAGCCGGAAGAATGGTTAGGTTGTTTACCTGACCGTTAGAAGCGTATTGCTTGAACCAGTAAGCGTTGCCCTGGAGAGCTAGATCAACGACGGTCTGGAATAAGAAGTCCCTGCGGTTCTGATCTAGTGAAGGATTGTTTACTAGAACTGGGTTCTCAACTTTTAGCTCGACTCCGGTAGCGAATCGGTAAGTGTTGATTGTCATCTTGCTAATTGGGGTTCCAATAATCTGGATAGCACGATAGACGGCGGTAAGACTAAGAGCCGTGTTCGCGGTTACGATACTCGGTTGTCTTGTTGGGATTGTGGGCTGGGCTGCACGAACTTCTGGTTTGCGACCTAGGAGCCTGTCAAGGATAGTTGCCATTTGGAGTCAAGGATACCACAGACCACCGTCAAAAGACTCCTATTGATGCGTGTGGTGCACGTGATGAAACGTAGAGTGCAAACACGGTTGCCATTACTGCATCGATGTCTCCGAGTGATTCCTTGCGACTGATGAACCAACTCTCGCCAGAGTATTTAGCGACCCCGTTAGGCATTTGAGCGACGAGGAGGGGATCGCTGTTGTGCCTAACGGAGCCACTTGAAAACATAGCAAAGACAGTCGAGCATGCTGACGAGACTTCTTTAGCCCATAGTGTCCAGACTGGAAGCCCAGAGTTTTTTAGTCTCTTAGCTAGACCAGGTAGCTGGCGATCATCTAGCACTATCGCTCGCGGGCTGTGTTTGCTATAAAGCGATGTTAGCTCATTGAATAGTTGTTGCTCGGTAGGTGCGACTAACGACATGACCAATTCGGTTTCGTGAACTCCATCGATGTCGTTGGCATAAGCTATAGTGCCGTGACCCCAGTTAGTAGTGATGTCTACTGAGAATACTCCACCGGTTAGGTTAGTTACACCGCGACCAGTTGCAGCTCTAAACAAGTCTCCTGGTAGCCATGAGTTGGTAGATCCTGCGATGAACTGATTTAGTCGATAGCGTCTAGCTTCGTGTTCCGGGATAGTTTTCAAGTCGGAGATAACTTGCTCCATAGGGATTCGACCTGCTGCAACCGAGGGGTTAGCTGCCATGATTGCTTTTGGATCATCGACCTTGGCATTCTCCGGTGCTTCCCATAAGAAGAATCCAAAACGTTCTAAGTCCTCGGCTCCGTTAGCTGCTGCCTTACCTGACTTGTATAGGTCAATTAGAGTCTTCGAGTTTTGATCACCAGCTGTCGTAATTCCAACAACAATTCCATCCTTACGCTGGGAGGTTCCGAGAACAGCAGCCGACCACATTCCTTCTTTTGCAAGGTGAAGCTCATCGAACAAACAAAAAGAGATTGGGATTCCCTGTAACGCGGCTTCCTTAGCTGCCTTGACATCGTAGCGTCCTCCTCCATCCGAGGTCACAATTCCTCGGGTTTCCGTTGCTCGCTTGAATCGCTTCTTCAAGAATGGGTTGCTATTGATCACATAGAGAACACGGTTATAGACGATGTTAGCTTGGTCCGTGCTCGAGGCTAGTGAGATGACCTGCGGTCCAACTTCGTGCATTAGAAGACCGTAAACGCCGAGGACAGACGCCAATAAACTTTTTCCGTTTTGCCTTGCAAGACTGACGCAAATCTGCCGATACCTCAAGCGTCCTGGGTATTTAGGATGGTCTGCTGGATAGCGTTCAAGGATTGCTCGGAGCAACCACTTCTGCCATTCGTCTAGTTCTAGTCCTTCGGGACTCTCCGGGCTACTCCACGCGATCTTGGCAAACTCGATGAGCTTATCCCCGTCAGTAATGAAGTCATCGCTGAGGGGAGGCGTGTAAGTAGTCGGTAGCTGGAGCATTAGCGAGTGAGTAACTTCTCCAGAGGGTCAATCTCTTCGGACGAGGCACCGAGAGATCGTTGAAGCTCGAGAACGGTCTTGCGAAGTTCCGCAGCCGTGCTGGTGTTGGCTTGCTGGTCGAAAGACTGTGCCAGACGTAAGCACAAACCCGATAACACTTTTTGTTCAAGGTTCAACTCAAGCGTATCTAACCAGTTCTTTATTGATTCTTCAATCATTAGCAGCATCCTTCCGGATAATTTAGCTGTTCCGCGTAAATCCGCGGAGAAGCGTGGGGTGAAACGTAACTCCCAGAAAAAACCGGGAGTCTGTTTTTTAGCTTATTTTAGCCTGAGTTTAGCCTTAAGTTGGTTCTTCCAATGACTTCGCCACAACATCCTGTATGTAAACACTCGGTGCCGGATGCCTAGATACCTTCTTCGATGTGCACGCTTACTCTTTATTGGTCGAATTGACAAGGGTAAGAGATCATTGATGGCACGGAGCACCCGTAGCATCCAGCCCTTACGCCCCTTACTTGAATCGTTCATTACGCCAAGTGATTCGGGTAAGGACGCGGTCTTGCTTTCGTCCGTTGCATGAGCGACAGAGCGATTGTAAGTTGTGGATGTCATGATTGGGTTCCCCGTTGCCGGGTGGAACGATGTGGTCGATTGTCCAGTCTTCACCTTCAAGCTCCTTCGCACACGATACACAGATCGGTTCCAAAACAGTCTTCGCATAGGTTCTTGCATTCCGCCACTCCTTGGTATCGTGCCAACCTGCCATCTGCTAATCCTCTCAATGTTGAATAGTCTTTTATTTCCCAATGGTTTAGTTCTTTGATTATCTCGCCAAGGGTCAGGATGTCCCCTAGATCGTAGTGAGCGTTTAGGAACTCGAGTAGCTGATTCCTTGCATACTGAACTCCAGCTTCAAAGCCCTTTGTGTAACTTGTTTTCATTCGTAATACCTCTCAATTCCGTTCAAGTAGTAATCCATAGCTAACTTCCTGAGCTTCCCTCTTAGGTGCTCTGGTCTGTGTTGTTCTATCCGCTGCATGATCTCCTCAAGCGGTGGATTTAGTGTTATGTGCTTAGCCTTATACCAGCTATACATAGCCTTGGATTCTTGACTTGGTGCGGTGTCAATAACCCAAACATCTAGCACAGCTCCGAGGGTCATAGCCTTCTTTACCGCGGTCTTCCTGGTAGTCATAGCTAATGATCTAATTGCTTTGCTGTAATCGTGGTGTTGTGTGTCTTCGGTGGTTAGAGCTAAAGCGATTCTGTCCATGTCAATAACTATTGATCCAGGCTTAGCGTTCTCTCTGATGTAGGTGCTTTTACCGGAGCATGGTGCTCCAGACACTACGTAGATCACTTGGTCTCCTGGATGATAGTAATGATGTTTTTGGTGTCTTCCTTTAGTGGGCACCTTGGGCAGACCGGATGATCGTCAATTTTGTAAACCTCGTTACAATCGGGACATTCTGCGTTAGGTCTGAACCTCACTTTGTCTCCTCAATGATGCGAACGATTCTCTCCAGGTGATCTACATCGACGTTCGTTGAGATGACTCCATCGTTCACGATTGCCTTGATCATGGCATCCTTGAAGTGCTTCTCTGAACCCTTCCATCCTTGGGTGTAAGTCTCAACCGAAGTCCTGACCATGATGTCCTTGAGCTGTTCTGTGTGGCGATTGATTAGTTCTTGCTTCTGTGTTTCGTAGTTATCCATGGGTTTTTATTATCCTTACTGCGAGCGTGGTTAGTGATTCGGATAGTGATGGTGCAGCCATAGCCTTTAGGAACAGCGACCCAAGTGCCGGGCGAATGTTCTCAAAGTCCTGACTCCAAACCAAGTTGTCATCCATGAGTAGCCTCATAGCCTCAAACATGATTGCGTTGCGTTCTTCTTGGGTCATTCTTGTTGCCTTCATTTACTGAAGTCAGCCTTGAAGTAAAGCCAAACGATTAGAACCGCTAGGAAACCTAATACTGGCTCCTCGATCCTGAAACCGATGACCGTCATTCCAAACACGAATGAGCTTGAAACGATTACCTCGGTTAGCTTTTTGATTCTTGTCATGATGCCTCCTTGTTCTGTGTAATGCCAGTTTATTTAGATTTACTGGGTGTCAAGTAGTGTCGCGTGGTTTGTTATCAAAGTGTTATGTTCGCCGGGCAATCATGATCGTCTCACCTTTAAGGCTGTAACCGCACTCCTGGCAGAGATACCGCTGATACTTCCCGTTCTGGGTGTATCTAAAGCCATACTTGATTAGGTTCTCACTTGAACAGTTACGGCAGGACAGCTGCTCACCTTTAGCAATCCCTACATGTGGATGGTTTTTTATCCACGGTAACAAGATGTGGTATAGGTCGATTAGAAGGTTCACGTCCTGAATCTGGTATTCCTTCATGAGCTTCCAAGCCTTAGCATTCCCAGCCATGCAATCAAGCCATAGTTGGAATCCGGTATGTGGGACTTTAGATCCAACGCCTAGCTTTTGAGCTACGTAGTCAAGCTTGTTAGAAGGAAACTTGAACTGACCCTTGACGGTCTTCATTAGATCTAGTTCTATCCAGGGACTTGGTGGAAGATAGTTGTTCTCCACGAACTCTCTTTTGATGTGCTTCGAGTCAAAGGCTGCAGAGTTCCATCCAATTAGGACATCAGCTTCATCCATGACGCGGTGTAATTCATCAAGCATGGCTTCTTTACCGTGATGATGAACTGACCGGAAGATGACCTTGTCACTTCCAAGCCATCGAGCTCCCCAGCAGATTACTTCTGTGGAACGCTCTATCTGTGTTATTGCTATGTTCTGATCCCATAGTCCCCAAACATGAGCCAAGTTCGGCGATGTTTCAAGATCTAAAAATAGTATCTTCATAGCTTCAAACTAGCCCTCGACGCTTACGTTCCAAGTCCGACACGCCTTGAACTACAGAATCGTTATCAAAGGGAATTACCGTTACCAAGACTCCTGGTTCATGGTCATCGGCGTAAGTTTTGCGAACGTTTAGATCTACGACCAAGTTGTCATTCACGATTACCCCGGCAGACTCCAAGCTATCTAGGACTGCTCTGGTTAGTTTGTCGATGTCGTAGGTTCCGGTTGCATACTGCCTGGTTACTGACTTAGGTCTTCTAAGCCAGAACTGAATTGATACAGCAACAGCCACGGGGAACGGTGAGTCGCGTTCAAGCATCTTTAGCTCAAACATCCGTTTCATGGTCTCTCGCCAAGCAGGGAGATCCTTGTTAGCTTCTACGAGGACGATGTGCTTACCTCTGCTAAAAGCCTTCTTTGACCCTTGTGGTCTAGGTTCTCCAGCAACGAATAGTTGGAACATCTAGAACGGTAGATCCTGTGGTTCTCCTGGTGCAACGATGTTTATGACTTCCTGAATTGGAGTCCTTGCTTCCGCTGGCTTCACCATCTCGACCAAGCAATTGTTCAATGAGTGCTCAACTACTTGCTTAGTCTCTTGACCGGGCTTGTTATAGGTTCCGACCTTTGTGCTTAGTGATCCTTCAATCTTTACTTCGTCATCCTTCTTCAAGCTAGTTGGGTTGTCTAGCCATGCAGTCCAGAGTCGGTTACGTGCTTCTCCCTTGAAGTCGTAGGTCTCCCAGACTCGAAGTCTTGGGTATCCTTCGTTTACTACTTCAGCGATTTTTGCATAGATTGTTGTTATTGCCATCTGTGTTTTCTCCTTCTAGTGTTCTTTAAGTTTAAGTTAATTATTAGTTACTTTTAACACGACATCCACGCCGTCCCGTGACGTCTTGGATGACGCCCCGAGTAGTCGTAGGTGACGCCCCGTTCTGCCTTTCTTGACACCCCGTAGATTATGACTCAAACTACCGTCACAACCTTCCGGACAATCAAGAGTGATCCAGTATCGATTGGTGATTCTGTCGAATCGATAACCTTCGCCGTTATGCTGCGACATTTCAATTTCCCCTGCCTCGACTAGCTTCTGGAGATTGCGTTGAACTTGTCTAACGGAACACCCGGCTAATTTAGCCAGCCGAGTTTGAGACGGATAACAACCCTCTTCTGGATCATTACCGATATGCCATGCCAGAGCCGTCAGGACGCTTCTAGCGGTTGCGGTGCTTGTTGAGTGATGCAGGACGGCTGCAACGGCTTCTATGCTCATTCTGTGCCTTCCTGGGCTATACTGGTGAATGCCCATCGTGGTTGGGTGACGCTTTCGCGTCGGGCTAGAAGTTTTCTGTGGCTTCTAGCCCTTTCCAATTTACTTGGACTTCAGCGAATCAGCGAGAGACTTGATTGCTTCCAGAACATCGTTATCAACCTGTGACTTTACGGCGGTTGCATAGATCACGCGAAGAGTCTCTAGGTCTTTGTTAGCTGCAGCCTCCGAAGCCTCCTCGATGAAGTTGCGAGACTCCCTAGTTGCTTTGATCATCTCTTCACGCGAAGGTCTGTTTTTTGACGCACTAATCCCGAGGGTCGAAATGGATCTACCAATCGCCGAGGTGCTGCAGTTCTCTAAAAATGAAGCTCTATTGATTTGTGATGAGCCTCTAGTTTCGTGAGCCCAGTCCACGGATGCAGGTCTAGGGTCTTCCCGGTCAGTAAAGACCGAAGCTTGAACTACAACTTCGGTTTCATTGATCAGCTTGATTTCGGTAATGATTCTTCCGTTTGGATATGTCTTCCAGAACTTCTGAATACGTTCTGAAACTGGTTCGTAATTGCTAAGGTCGAAACCCATGTTTTCCTCCTGTTACTTGGTGAACGTAATGAACGGTTTGCCATTACGGGCTTGCAGCGATATCACTTTATCGCCTTGAAACAGACCATACTTAGTCCCGTCCATGAATGCAAGAACCGCGGACTTGTGTGCCTTGAATTGTGTCTCCCAATGCTCGGACTCGGCTTTAGCCTGGAGAAGATTAGCCCAAAGAGATCCAAGCTCAATCTCACCCTCCTGAAGACCAGGGGATAGCTCCCTAACCGTTTCATAGGTAGATTCGCTACCGTCGTAGTCTGGGGCTGTATTAGTGTCTAGGAAGCCGTAGAACGCCTCTACGCGGCTTTTCATGGTCTTGACAAGGGAATCATCAAGGACAACATCAAACTCCTTCCAATCGCCTCCTGTGACCGCTACGACCACACCACGCTTTAACCCTAGAACCGATAGGTAATGTTGAACTTGAAGGTTATAGTGCTCCGGAAGCTTGTCCCAATACATCCGGGAGAACTTGATCTCTAGGACTCCGAGGCTGCCATCGTCCCATTCGATTATGCCGTCCGGGTTAGCTACTGATCTAGGTTCTTCGACGCTAGCCCAAGTTCCGGTTTCATGAACCATTAGCCATTCTGAATTGTTCTTGACGAACAAGTCGCGGATAACTGGCTCGAATGCCGTTCCCATTTGCATAGGCATAGAAGGCTCGATGCTTCCATCAATTAGCCCGGTCTTCTCGCAAAAGAGTGTGAAGGCTGACTTCCACGGGTTCATGTCCATTACGGACGCTATGTCAGAACCGCCTAAGCCTTTACGGGCTTCGTTCCATTCTGGTGTGCCAGGCTCGAAAGTGCCTAGATACTTTGCGAAGCCTAAAGCCTCGATTTTTTGTGTTATATCCATGCCGTCATCCTAATAGATGACTATGACATTTACTTCTTTGGCTTCTCCTGCGAGTTTGCAATCTTACCGAAGGACTTATTGATCTCTTCTGGATCTAGTTTGCCGTCAGCTAAATAAGAACGGGATAGCTCCTGTGACACGTCTATGACTCCAGCGAATGCAGCCATAGCGATTGCCTGGCTAACTTCTAATCCGATAGCAGCTCCACCAACAAAGATTCCAGTCACCTTTAGAATGATGACCGCGAGAGTTCTTCTAGCGATGTCTAGCCACATGATTAGCTCACCTTCAATACTTGACCAATGGCAATCTTGTTCTTGTCCTTGATTCCATTCAGGGCAACGAGAGCTGCGACTGTAGTTCCGTTAGCCTTAGCAATCTTGGTTAAGTTGTCACCTTTGACCACGGTGTAAGTCTTTGATGAAGCTTTAGGTTTTGCAGGAGCTTTAGCCTTGACTGGCTTAGGTGCAGCAACCGGAGCTGGTGCAGGTGAGCTGGTTAGGAATGTCTCGAAGTCTAGGTTTCCGACA